TTTAAATCAGAATACATCAACTATATCTGTTTATGAAAATAATAATTATACCAAATCGGGTTCACCCAAAGGCTATGATATAGATAAAATCTTATTAAACAAACAAGATAATATCTACAGAATATATGAATTAATGAATTATTATGTCGAATCAGATCCAATATTTAACAGTATCATTAAGAAAGTATTAACTCCTTTTAGTATAAGTTCAGGTTGGAAACTTCATGGAGCCTCTGAAAAGATTAAGAGTAAATTTAATGATTATTTTGAATCTATTGGATTAGGGGATTTATTAAAGGACGTATTTTATGAAATCTTTTTATATGGTCAATGTTACTTATATGATAGAGATGGTAAATGGTTTGATATTTTTCCAGGTCATCGCATAAGAGTTTCAAGTATAGGAATAAATGGACAGCCTATATTGGAATATAAAATTATAGAATTTTCAAATAGACATTATACCATAGTTAGAGAAGATTATATTGATACACTTTTGAAACAGTATGAAGGGTATCCAGAGGAAGTTCTTGCTGGAATTAAAGCAGGAAATCAATGGATTCAATTAAATCCTGATAATACGTATGCTCTGAGTGATACTAAAAGTCGCTATGAGAAATATGCGATGGCCGTTGGAGTTCCAGCTTTACGCAGTTTTGCAAAAAAAGAATTAATAAATCAATATGAAAATGGACAATTAAATCTTGGACAGAAAGGTTTCTTGTTAATAAATGTCGGAGATAAAGATATAGCTAAAACTGTAACGTCTAAAGATCTTGAAAATGTAGGTAAAATATTCAAAGATGCAATTTCAGGATTCCCTATGGCTTCAGTAGCTTGGAATGTTTCTGCAAAATGGATACAAACAGACTCCAAGGAGTTATTTACTGACAAGTATTCAGTTGTAAATAGTGAAATATTAAGTGCAGCAGGAATTGCATCTATTGTAGCAACAGGAGATGCTAAAAATGCTTCCTTTAGTAGTGCCCAAGTAAATATTAATACATTGGAAAAAAGGATTATTCAAAATCAACGGAATGTTAGTGAGTTTATAAAATGGATAATATCTAGACGTGCAATTGATTTTAGAATAAGTGCAACTAAATTACCTTCTTTTATTTTCAATCCAATTAACCTTGCTAACGACTCTAGTTTTAAAGATCAAGTAGTACAATTATTTACGCTCGGGCTCTTGAGTCGAGAGACAGTTTTGGATAATATGTCTTTCGATTTTGGACAAGAAAAGGAACGTAAAACGGTTGAGAATACTGATAAATTAGACGAAGTATTCACATTGCCACCATCATTTAATAATCAGAGTAATGATCAAGGACAAGGAACGGATAAAACAAATGGTAATCCAGGAAAAACAGAGGTAACTAGGACTAGTGATAAAAACAAGTCAGAGTCATCCAAGAACCCCAAGCCTTCAAATGTTAAATAACTTACAATTAAATAATAATATTACTAGACAATTAAAGGATAATATTATATAATATATGTACAGAGAAAATTTTAGTAACACCTCTGAAATATAATAAATATAATAACAAATGGGATAGGAATGAATTAAAGTTGCAACTTTAGTTATTCTGATAAACGGACTCCTTACACGCTTCCCAATTTTTTATAAGTGAGGATTAATTAAATGATAATAAGGAGAATGAATTATGTTAATAACACAAGAAGTTGAAGTTGGATTAAGCTCAAATAATATAAAATATTATGAAGATTTAGGATATATAATTCCTAAGTACAAAGATACTAAACATAATATGGTTGTTAAAAAAGGAACAAAAACAATAGTTAAAACCACAGACTTGCAAAATGGAAGTAACGCTCAAATTAAAATTGAATGTGATGATTGTGGTAAAGAGCTTACTCTTTTATGGAGCACTTATTACAAAGGTGCAAAACAAGGCAAATATTATTGTATAAAATGCGCTAAGAAATTATATGGAACAGAAAAGTACAAAAGAACAAGATTAAGTAAGGGTACGTCTTTTCAACAATGGTGTATTCAAAATGATAGACAAGATATTTTGAATAGATGGGATACTGAGAAAAACAAATGCGAGGCTAACGAAGTAAATTTCAGCACAAATAAAAAATATTGGATTAAATGCCCCAATGAAATACATTCTTCTGAATTAAAGAATTTGAATAATTTCATTCATGGACATTTAGGTAGTATGGATTGTATAAGTTGTAATTCATTTGCACAATGGGGAATTGATAATTTAGGTGAAGACTTTCTTGAAAAATACTGGAGTATAAATAATGTTGGTATTAACCCATGGGAATTTAGGTACAGATCTCACAAACAAGTATTTATTAAATGTCAAAAGAAAGATTACCATTATGACTATAAAATAATATGTGATGCTTTTGTCGGGGGGAATAGATGCCCTCAGTGTAATACTTTTGCTAGTCATGGAAAGGTACACCCTCTAGACTCGTTAGGGAAGATACTAGAAGATAAGGAACTATTAGAAATTTGGTCAGATAAAAACACTAAATCACCGTATGAATATTCCCCTTATAGTACAAAGAAAGTATGGTGGAAATGTCAAGATTCCAAACATAAAGATTATTTTAGGGCAATATGTGAATCAACAACTTATGATTTTCATTGTATTCAATGCTCTAGAGAAAGAACTGAATCATTTCTTCAGGAAAAAACAAGATTATATCTAGAATCATTAGGATATAACGTATTACATGAGTATGAATGTAACCTAACCTGTATAAACCCAAAGACAAAATTTAAACTACCTTATGATAATGAAGTTGTTGAATTAAAACTTATCATTGAAATTCATGGCGAACAACATTACAAGAGGACTTCTAAATGGATAGATACTTGGTCTAAGAAAAAGAATATGACAGCAGACGAGTGTTTGCATTATATGAAAGTAAAAGATAGATATAAAAGAATATTTGCAAAGTCCCATGGTTTTTATTATTTAGAAATCCCATTCTGGGAAGATAACAAAAGTGAAAATTGGAAACAATTAATAGATAATAAAATATCGGAAATCCAATTAAATACTATTGAAGAGAAAGAAGCTGTATAAATTATAGCTTCTTTTATTATGTCTAAATACTCTGATGCAATAAAGGAGGTGATTATATGGCAAAAAAAAAATCAGAGGTTTTTAAATGTGAATCAAAACGGATAATTTCTATTGGGGAAGAAGAGACGGGATCAGATATATTTATGAGCATCAAGTTTTGTCTACTAGATACGTTGACTAATCTGAATGGCATTCAGTATTCAAAAGCTTTCCTTACAGAAATTTCTGAGAATCAGCAGAAATATATTTCATTACCTTTAATGGCGGAATTTAATAAGTTGTCCAAAGGTCAAACAAGTAATCTCACGCACGCTTACGATCAGAATACTGGAGTTTTTAGTAGTCAAATGATAGGTTCCTTTATTAGTTTTCAAGTCAAACCGAACGCTGATGATACAACTATATTAGAACTTATCGGAGAAGCTAGAATCCCTAAAAGATTTGATGCTATTTGTGAAGTTTTACAAGAATTATTCAATTCAGGTAATTTAACATTGAGTTATGAAATCGCAGTAGCTGTGTACTCAATGGCTAATGGTGTTAAATTTGTGGATGTGAATGAAAGTAATTTTTTATTTGCAATGGCAGTAGTAACAAACCCTGCCGTATTAAGCTCCCGTAGTTTGACATTAGTAGCACAAATTATAGAGGGAGAGAATCTAGGAGAAAAATTAATAGCTACTACAAAAAATAATATAAATTTAGAGGAGGACACTATGACAATAGAAGAATTAGAATTAAAAGTTGCAAATTTAAGGGTGGAAATCGCTACTAAGGATGCAAAATTAAAGGAAACCGCAGCAGACTTAAAAGAAAAAGATGCTAAATTAACTAAGAAAGAAGCGGATGCAAAAGCTAAACATGATGAATTAGATAAAAAAGAAAAAGAGGCGGCTGCTAAAGATACAGAGATGGAAACTAAGAAAAAAGAAATGGAAACTAAAAAGAAAGAATGTGCAGAAATAACTGAGAAGTTAAATGTTCTATCTGCGAGTTTATTAGAAAAAGATAAAGAACTTGCAAGTCTTCTTCCTATTAAAGAGGCATATGAAACAGCTGAAGCAACAAAAATTGCTGATAAATTAATTGCAGATAAACTGGCTTTAAAAGAGAAATTCAGTAAAGTATTGAGTGCGGAAGTTATGGTTGAGATGGCAGAAGCTCTAGAAAATTTAGATGAAGCTAAACTGAACAGTAAAGTTGTAGAAATTGCAATGGCTTCTACAGTTAAAACTAATAAGACAAATGTGAATTTAGCATCTCGTATTATAGACAACGTTAAACTTGCAGGGGCTGAACCAGGCTCTCTAAGAGAAAAATATTCAATATAATTAAATAATAATATTACAAATTTAGGAGGAATTATAAATGGCAAACGGATTAGTTAAAAATGGTCTATATTCAACACAAGGTGGATTTACTTCAAATGTAGCAGGATTAGTTAGAGGTGTATTCGTTACTCCCAACTATGCTACTAAAACTGTAGCAGTTCCAGGAACAGACGCATTAAGAGATGTATATTTTGTACAGTGTGACATAGATACTCCAATAGAGTTGGGACAG